CTTGCTATCCACATAACCATGAACTCAATCAAGAAAGCATGGAATGATTTTGACGGTTCACATCTAATATTTTGCTTGGAAGGACGCAGTTGGCGTAAGGATCACTATGCGCCGTACAAAAGAAATAGGAAGGAAACTGTTGACGCAATGTCACCTGCAGAAAAAGAAGAAAATGAATTGTTTTGGGAGTGCTACGATGACTTCACTAACTTTGTTAAAACAAAAACAAACTCAACAGTGCTACAAAACCCACGTGCAGAAGCGGATGACCTTATTGCGAGATGGATCGATCAACACCCTGATCAGAAATGTGTAATAATAAGCACAGACAAGGACTTGAACCAATTGGTTAACGAACGTGTATCTCAGTACAACGGAGTAACGGAGGAGACTATCACACATAAAGGCGTGTTTGATAAGAAAGGCAATCCTGTGTTAGATAAGAAAACAAAACAAGCAAAGAAACTAGATTCTAAAGAATGGATTATATTCGAAAAAGCGATGCGTGGCGATCCATCTGATAACATATTCAGTGCTTATCCGGGTGTGCGTAAAAAAGGCACTAAAAACAAAGTTGGTCTACTAGAGGCATTCGAAGACAAACAAAATAGAGGATATGCATGGAACAACCTTATGTTGAGTAAATGGGTAGATGCCGATGGCAAGGAACACCGAGTGCTTGACGACTACAATAGGAATCTTTTATTGGTTGACTTACATGCCCAACCGGATGCTATAATACAAGAATTAGATCAGACCATAGATCAGGCAAAAGCGGAGAACAAACAAATAAGCCAGGTGGGAATACGTTTTATGAAATTTTGTGCAAAATACGATTTACAAAAAATTACAGAACAGGCACAACTATATGTCCAACCATTCAATGCGAGATTACAATGATAAGTGCAAAAACTTTAGTTAAGGATAAATTTTGGATACTTGAACAGGATGGTGAAAAATTAGGCACCTTGCAAAAAAAAGATAACAACGGATGGATATTCTTAAGCAAGAAAGATCAAAGCCAAGTGTTCCATACGCAAGAAAGTTTGTTTGCAAAATTTGGAGCAGGACTTTTCAACCTCACATCGGCGGCTCCGGCTGTTGTACATGAAGAAGCACACGATGTTCATGGCTATCCTGTAAGCCAAAAACCTTTCAACTCTATGTTTGATGTGCAAAAACAACTGCCTATATACACAAAGGCCTCAAAATCCAAGAGTCTGTTTTGTGCTGGCTACTACATAATTCAGTTTGAGAAGGGGTGGAGGAAGGCTTATTGTCCGAAGGTAATTACTTTACAAAGATATCCTTTCAAAGGACCAATGAAGACAAAAATAGAAATGCAACAGGTTTTAAACAATGCAGTCAAAGAACAAAATTCAAACACAACCAATTGAAGATTTCATAGGTAGAGTACGTGCTTCCAAAACAAAACAGGACAGAAACGTCGTTATCACATTGAAAGATGCCGAGAGATTAAGCGACAGTCTCACACAGGTAATGACCCGTTTGGTTAGTGTGCAAGAAGACGTCATAAACGCATATAAAACGGCCAGCGAAGCACAAACCATCAATATCGAGATGGACGGTGGCAACTTCTCAAAAAAATAAAGATCGAAAATACAGGTAAATACTAGTCATAATATGTCACGACCAAAACCTACAGTGCTGTTATCTATCAGCAATAAAGAGACTTACAAACAGGACGAGGTCCTAGCGGCTGAGGGTATCTGGGCAGTTTTCTATGATGGGAAACCAATAAATTTGAAAACTTCAAGTTTGGTTTCAAACTACCCTGGACCAAAATACAAAAAAGTATCATTTTCTAATCCAGGACATGCAGAAAATTTGGCCAACAAATTGAACACCCAGCACAAGACCGATAAGTTCGAAGTTTATATTTTAAAAACTGGCACAAAGTTCAAACGATAATTAATTTTAATGGACACGAAAACTGTTTACACTCGAACCTTCATGGAACTGTTGGAGCAACCACTTCATGACGAGAGTGTGAAAACCAACTATTATACTTGGTGGCAGAACGTGAGGGAAAGTTACCAGGCTAGGTCTTTAAGACTTACCAAACAAGGTCTAGAAATGCTTGAAAAATTAGATATCAAGACTTACGACATCAAGTTTCCTGCCAAAGTAATATTCACACCCCAGACATACCTATGGCTAGACGAGTTTGTTGACTGTCCCTACTACGTTGATAAGAAACAGATCATCGTAACCATGGAAAAAATGGCATTACAACTCATGCTTTTTGCTGGAGATATCACAAAATACGGACTTGCACGTGCAATGAGCAAGATGGATGAGCAAAAAAGCCAGTAAAATAGCGACTTTTAAGACACATTTACCAGGTTGACCTATAACACATTTCTGCTATAATGGAAGTATAAACATTTAAACAGGAGTGTACTAAATGGCAAAGAAAAATAAAGAAGCAACTGTTGGTTCGCAGAACAGAACCGTGACACCTAACGAGGCAATATCTGCCCTAAAACACTGTATAGGTTTAAAAAGACCCATTATGATGTGGGGAGCACCTGGTATTGGGAAGTCAGACATAGTAAAACAAATAGGCGATGAACAGAAAAGAGATGTCATAGACATTAGATTGCCTTTATGGGAACCTACTGATATTAAAGGTATTCCTTATTATAATTCAAAAGAGAACAACATGGTTTGGGCAAGTCCGGCAGAGTTACCGACTGATCCAAAATCAAATGCAATTTTATTCTTAGACGAGATTAATTCGGCGGCTCCGGCAGTACAGGCGGCGGCCTATCAATTAATTTTAAACAGAAGAGTAGGACAATACAAATTACCCAATGGTGTATCGATAGTGGCGGCCGGTAACAGAGATGCCGATAAAGGTGTCACTTACAGAATGCCATCACCTTTAGCAAACAGATTTGTCCACCTTGAATTAAGAGTAGACTACGACGACTGGATGAAGTGGGCAACACTGAACGAAATACATCCTGACGTTGTTGGTTACGTCACATTCGCCAAACAGGATCTATATGATTTTGATCCTCGAGGCGCATCAAGAAGTTTTGCAACTCCGCGTTCGTGGAGTTTTGTATCCGAACTTCTATCTGATGACCTGCCTGAAAGTACGCTCACTGACCTCGTTGCAGGCGCAGTAGGAGAAGGGTTGGCCGTTAAGTTTATGAATCACCGTAAGGTGAGCGGCCAACTTCCAAATCCTTCAGACATTTTATCAGGTAAAGTAAGAGACCTTAAATGCAAAGAAGTATCGGCAATGTATTCTTTGACAGTGTCTTTATGTTATGAGTTAAGAGAGGCTCATGAGAAAAAAGTAAAAAGTTGGAACGAGATGGCTGATCGGTTCTTTGATTACATGATGGACAACTTCGAGACGGAGTTGGTTGTTATGGGTGCGAAGATTGCCTTGACAAACTATCAATTACCTTTCGATCCTAGCAAGTTGAAATCATTCGATAGGTTCCATAAGAAGTTTGGCAAGTATGTCATTACTGCTATGGAGTCTAAATAATGAATTCAGACGCAAGAATCATAGACAAACTGGTTACCGCAAGGATTGCCTTGTTGCTGAAGCAACCGTTCTTCGGTAATCTTGCAACTAGATTGAAAATGGTCAATGCAGATGATTGGTGTCCTACGGCGGCGACAGACGGTAGACATTTTTATTTTAACACTAAATTTATTGATACACTGACCCCAAAGGAAGTAGAGTTTTTATTTGGCCACGAGATTCTGCATTGTGTATTTGATCATTTTCAACTTCGAGCAGGTAAACGTGAACCTCAACTTTGGAATGTTGCGGCGGACTACGCCGTCAATCAAATTCTTGTAGACGAAAGAATAGGTGAGATGCCCAAAGATACCAAAGGCAAAGAAAAAGGTTTCCAGGATGACAAATACAAAGACTGGCCAGCAGAAAAAATATATCATGAGTTGGACAAGAAAACAAAGAAACAGAAAATTGATCTACAAAAGTTAGGAGAACTTCTAGACGAACACATAGACTGGAATAAAGATAGTACAAGCAAACCAGATAAATCAGGAGACAAAAAGAACTCTAAAGGTGCAGGTGCTCCACCAAAACTTTCAAAAGAAGATCTTAAAAAGATTAAAGACGAATTGAAAGAAGCAATGATATCTGCCGCACAATCAACTGGTGCTGGAAATTTGCCTGGTGCTATCAAAAGAATGATAGACGAATTGACTGAACCAAAAATGAATTGGAGAGAAATTATCCAACAACAGATTGTCAGCACAATGAAGTCGGACTATACGTTTATGAAACCCAGCAGAAGAAGTTGGCACATGGATGCAATTTTACCAGGCATGTTGAACACAGACAAAATAGACATATGCTTGGCTCTCGATGCGTCTGGATCTATATCGCAGGACCAATGCAAAGAGTTTCTTTCTGAAGTGAAAGGTATAATGGATCAGTACAAAGACTTCACTATACACCTTTGGAGTTTTGATACGGAAGTATTCAATCCAAAAGTTTTCACACCCGATAACGCAGATGAGATAGAAGATTACGTTCTAGGCTCAGGAGGCGGTACAGAGTTCGAGTGTAATTGGAAATACATGAAGGATGAAGGCATAGAACCTAAAAAATTCATCATGTTTACTGATGGTTGGCCTTTTGACTCATGGGGAGACGAACACTATTGTGACACTGTGTTTTTAATCAATAATCCTTATGAAAGAGACATAGAGGCTCCTTTCGGAATGACGGTACAGTACAATGACTAATGACACAAAAATATTATATGTTTCAACTGCAATATTCGTACTTTGGATAGTGTGGGCAACTGTGAGGTACTATGTTTAATATGTTAAAAGAAATGTTAAAAGATATAATATATCATCCAATTATAATTGGTATCGCAATAGTTTTTATATCTTTAATAATTTTTAATTGGTTACTATAATGATGTTATTTCCAAACACTAATCCGTATTCAGGCAAAATGAACAAAGTTAAATGCCTACGGAACTGGATGATAGATACCGCAGGAGTTTTATTTGACGACAATCATAATGACCTACGTACATTGCCTAAGACTGTGAGATTGCAGTTATTAGTTGTGTTGAGTTTTGTTTGGAGCACCGTGTTCACAGTTTATTTCTTTTCTATATCAACTATGATATGGGGTTGGGTTGGACTGGTAGTAGGGCACCTTGGAATTATATTTGCAATGTATTTTACGTTTAAACAATTTCATAATAAACCGTACAAAAAAGTTCCTGATAAGAACGAGCCTCCTATGTACGACGACATATGGGGAGCATAAATGACTGAGTTTACACATGGCATTCAAGGAGCAATTAAGAAAATAATAAGTGGATCAAGCATAGGATTGGCATTAATCTACACTTTAGGACATGTCATAATTGCAATGACTGTTGTAAGTGTAATGACTGGTGCAAGTTTGTGGGAGGCTGGTGCAGTTGCATTGATAGAACCTTCAATCAACGGAATATGGTTTTATGTATTGCATAAAACATATAAAAAATTTAAAGGATATGAATAATGGTTAAAAAAGGAATTGACCAATTTGAATTAGAAGCAAAAACTTCTGGCGGTGCAGTATTTGAGTTGGGAGTGAAAACTTCTAAAGAAAATAAAGCAATAAGA